AAGGCTCTGACTTTGACGAGAAATGTTTTAGACATATTATGATTTAATTATCCTGGCTGGACAATGCCTGTGCGTATCGCAGGCGACAGCCAAGTGTTTGAAATGCGACCCGTGCGTGTCCTTCGCAATTAAGTGAAGAAGCTCGTGCTTGAATACTTTTTTAATTTCTTCTATCCCGTTAGACTGATAGTAGTCTTTGGCCAGAAGAATTAAATTTTTAAAGTGGGTTCTCATCTTTCTTCCTGTTGCCGACTTTGTTCTTACCATCCAGTCGCCCTTGAAACATTGGCCAGCGGTAAAGCCGTGTTCTCGTGCTGGCTTTATCCACCAACGAATTGTGATGTCGCCAAATTTCAGATGCTTCATTAATGGGTCAAGAGTTTTCTTTGTTTCGTAAAATGTTTGTTTTAAAGTGTCGTTGATTTCTCTCTCCACTTTTTCTAATTTTTTCATAGTGATTTAAAATTAGTTTTTAATCTCTCCTTTCCTTACATTGATTATTATGGCATAGTTAAAAAACTAAGTCAAGCATTAAAACAAACAAAAAAACCCCATAAACATTGAGGTTTTTTAATGTCTTTTTTAGTTATCCACAGGTAATTTCTCTAAATTTCTTCTCCCTTCAAATTTACTTTAGAGAATAAATCCCACTGGTCCTGAAGCAACGGCTTAATCATTCCCTCGGTCTTGCCATTATTTCTCGTCATAAATGTTGCCAAAATTTTAGCAGTGTCATCCATAATAATTTTGCCGTCAAGGAATAATCCAAACCCTCCCAGTCCGCTGACTAACTGAACCAGCGTATTGTTTTTTAAAGTTGGTTTTACCATAACTTTTTCAATTATATTTATTTTTAAAGCTAACGGGTAAAAATCTTGTATCCGCTCCATCTGCTTAATGAAGGGATCATAAGTGTCAAAGATTTTAAATTCCGATAATTTAACATTGATAATAGCGTGTCCCGATGACCCTTCAACTGGGTTATAATACCTGTCGCTGTCAGGTCGCTTATACCACGCCTTAGTATAGACCTGAAGAACGCCCTCCTTGCTTGCCTTCTCCATCTTATCACGCCCGACCCATTCGTATAATATCTCAAACCGCTCGGCAAAATCCAAAGCGACATAATCAGAAAGCGGATTTAAGCTGTCCTCATTATAATAGAGGTCTGAATTGTTTTTTGAATAGTCCCGACTACGCAGGTCAAAGGTATCTAAAGACTGCGGTGGCAGTCCGAGCCGTCTGGCTGTTTGGATAACAGTCGCTCCGTCATTTCCAACCTTCGGGATAGTGCCTGATTTAATCACTAACCATCTATCGTCAAAATTTATCTTGCCATCCTTAAAATATCCGTTATCAATTAGGAACTGGATGTTCTCTGGCTTGAATTTACCCATATCTATCTTCCGCTTCATCAAAACCTCTATGGCATTACAAGCAGAAAATGACACGCATCCATAGGTGTCAAAATAAATTCCGATTTGTTCTTCTGTCGCTGGCAGATATTGGATACATCCATCGGGGAATAAAATCTCTGGCTCAATGGCCGTCATTCCCTCGTATTCAAAGTCTGTCGCTTTCATTCGTGGCTCTAAAGCCCCTTTGAATTCCATAATATTATATTTAAAAAGTGAAAGAGGGGGAAGCTCTGACACAGGCCTTTGCCTTTTGCTATTTTTATCAAGTTCCCCCTCGTTTCAATGAACTACTGCTTTGCTATTGCCGATATTCCAAGGGCAACGGCCACTATCCAAAACAGGGCCTTGCCAGCGAAACTCATTATTTGAAATTTTACGCTATCACGCTCTTTCTTAATATCATTTATCATCGGGAAAAATGTATGATGCTCGTCAACAGTCTTTTTTAAACACCCATAATTAGCATCAATACCCTTCATCGTTTTGTCTATGTTCTCTAAGGTTATAGCCAAGACATCCGCTCGGACAAAGACAGTCCCTAACGCCATCAGTTTAGCATCCTGCGAAGCCATAAAACTATCAAGCTTCTTAGAGATAAACCTAACTTCCTTCTCAATGTAGTCAACTTGGACTTCCACTGCTGTTTTCTCGGCCATAGGATTTATTTGCCACCATTCAAGACTGTGCCTTGTTTGCTGGGTATGATATTAGATTTATTAGCCTCTACCGAACTGGAACTATACTTATATACTCCAATTTGGACCATTAAGAAGGCCCAGATGGACCGATAGAAAGCATCAATAACCACAGGCCAGACATCAGTTAGTTGCTGGATAGTCGGGAAGTTTGTTTTAAATAACTCGTTGATTATCGGGCTGGCAAAAAGTATCCCGAAAAAAATGCCAGTGAAAGAGATAAACGATGTTTTAATAAAGTGGCCGAGCTTCGTGGTGTTAAAAAACAACACGACACCTTCCCAAATTTTTTTAATTCTGTCCATAAAATTTTATTTTAAGTTGATAAAATAGCCAATAATGGATATACTGATCCATTTTCTGAATTCCAAACACCACCACTATAATACCTCGCACCATTAAGTGCATAAGAAGAAACATCTCCCAGTTCTGATAATATAATAACTGACGATTTTGTTATCCCTAATAAAGAGCATATCCTATTAATTGTGCCAGTATCCTCACTCCCGGCAGAATTTCCTCCACGAATAATCGGCCCATATATATTTGGTTCAAAAAATCCCATTATTACATATAATTTACCAAACTTTTTATAATAAATTCTAAATGTCCCGTCTGAAACATAGGTGTAATTTTCTAAGCTTGGCGGTCCTTCGTGCGTGCCAGCAACTCCAAAAATATTAACTCCACTTTTAATATTTCCAGCAACTAAATCAGCATCGCCTAAAACCTTTCCATCTCCAGTAGCCCCTCCGTAATATCCAGCAGGGAAAGCTTGATCAGATGTTGACGGCGTAAGCACTGTGGCAGAGCCAACTTTATTCGTCATTGTGCCAGTTATTTTAGCTCCATTAACAAAACCAACCTTACCGCTTAAAACAGTGGCGACAGCTATTGGGTTTGATGCTTCGTGGTCATAAGTTCCGACAACGCCATCAATATTGATAGTGTCTTTAATATTTCCAGCGATTTTATCTGGGTCAGCTTGGACAGTCCAGGTGTTTGTAGCCGAAGCATAGACGAAGCGAACCCCGTCTTTTATATAAACATCGCCATCATTTGGTGTAGTAGGAAATGCCATACTAATTTAAAGCTAACCACGCAGTCCCGTTTGAAAAATAAAGCGTGTCAGTCGTAGTTAAGAAATAAAATTTACCAGTATTATCTGATGCCGTTGGCAAAGAAGTCCCGATGCCAGAAACATTACTTGATCCAGTCGGACCAGTTGGGCCAGTCGCTCCGTTTGGTCCTGTCGGACCTGTTGCTCCGTTAGAACCAGAAGCCCCAGTCGGGCCAGTAGGGCCTGTTGAACCCTGTGGCCCAGTAGGTCCAGTCGCACCATTAGAGCCAGAAGCACCTGTCGGGCCTGTTGGTCCAGTATTTCCTTGCGTGCCTTGAGGTCCAGTTGGGCCAGTTGCCCCATTAGCACCAGTCGGGCCAGTAGCCCCAACATTACCTTGGTTTCCTTGCTGTCCAGTCGGACCTGTCGGGCCGATATTACCCTGTGTCCCCTGCGGACCAGTTGGGCCAGTCGCTCCGATATTCCCTTGTGGACCTGTTGGACCAGTATCGCCAGTTTCTCCTTGTGGACCAGTAGGGCCTGTCAAGCCAGTTGAGCCAGTAGGTCCTGTTGGGCCGACATTACCCTGAATTCCTTGAGGGCCAGTTGGGCCAACATCTCCTTCATTCCCTTGAGGGCCTGTCGGTCCAGTTTCACCTTGAATACCTTGAGGGCCAGTCGGGCCGACATCGCCTTGAGGGCCAGTCGGGCCTTCTTCTCCGTTATTTCCTGTTGGACCAGTCGGGCCATCAATTCCTTGCTCCCCCTGTGGCCCTGTCGGGCCTGTTAAGCCTATTTCTCCTTGAGGTCCAGTAGGTCCTTCATCGCCCTGCGGACCAGTCGGGCCAGTATCGCCAGTTAAACCGATTTCTCCCTGTGGTCCAGTCGGACCAGTAGGCCCGTCATTTCCTGTTTCACCAGTTGAACCTGTCGGTCCAGTAGCCCCGATGCTCGCCGACAACAACCATTTTCCGTCTAATAAATCAGTATCAAAATCACCAGAAATATGGGCGACAGCACAAACATACATAGAGCCATTATGCTCCACTAAATCGGTGCTAATAGATGGGTTAGCATTATAAGAAAAACCAGTTTGCCAAGGACCTTCAAAAGCTAAAGAAACGCCATCTGGCCCTTGAGGACCAGTAGGACCAAATTCTCCTTGAATTCCTTGAGGGCCAGTTTCTCCAGTAGGACCGACTTCACCTTGAATTCCCTGTGGACCAGTAGGTCCAGTTTCGCCCGTAAGGCCAACCTCCCCTTGCGGTCCAGTCGGACCAGTTAAACCAATTTCACCTTGTGGGCCAGTTTCTCCTTGGATACCTTGTTCACCCTGAATTCCCTGCGGACCTGTTGGACCGACAACCCCTTGCTCTCCTTGAGGCCCAGTCGGGCCTTGGATACCTTGAGAACCAGTTTGGCCAGTAGGACCAGTTGGTCCAGTTAAACCAATTTCCCCTTGGCTACCAGTCGGACCTGTCGGGCCTTCATCGCCTTGTTCGCCCTGTTCACCTTGAGGCCCAGTCGGTCCGACAGCACCCTGCGATCCAGTTGATCCTGTCGGGCCTGTTGGACCAGCAGAACCCTGTGGCCCTGTTGGTCCAGTCGGTCCTTGAGGTCCTTGTTCCTTGACTTCAACCTCTATGACATTTTGAGTTATTTCAACTGTTATATCTTGTGCCATAAAATTAAATAATTCGTCTTGTGATGTCAGTCGTTAACTCCAGCTCTCCTCTTTGAGTGGAAGAAACAACCCCATCTTTGACCAACTGTAAATCCCAATAATAAATTCCAGGGCTTAAATTAGTATCAGCTTCAGTTAAAACAAGCTGGGTGATGCCGTGTGTCGGGTCAGAGTGGCTTGTGATCGTCTTTTTAATAACTGCTGTCGCATCAAGGCTATCCGAAACATCTATCTCGCACTCTAATTTGACAGTGAAAAAAATCGTATAGCCAGTGATATTTATAGCCACGCCATCGCTGTCTTTAAAAGTAAGTTGTATTGTTTCGTCATCGCCCCTGATAACCTTGATTAAAGTTGACATAATGTTTTTATTTAAAGTAATAGACTGTCCCAGCAATATAGGCAGTTGCTCCGCCACCACCCGTAATTTTTACAGTTTCGCAAGTCAATGTTGTGCCAGAGATACTTGCCTTAACACCATAAATATCCGTAGCGGAAGAACCACTTGCCACATTTTCACTTTTACAATACCCGACTGTTATAATTCCAGGCATCAGTAAAATCTGACCAAGAGTTGCGTATCCATAACTACCACCTTCAGATTTATAGCCAGATACATCATACAAAATGAACTTAGTCCCCATAGGGATTGCGGAGGTATCACTTGCCACACCAGAGGCATTGCTTCCACTAATAACATCTGTTCCGATAAGCTCCCAGCTTTCTTTTAAAATAAGGATTTCTGTTGCCGAAATTGCTACCCCTACTAATAATTTATAAGTCCCTGGAGTTGTCCCGATAGTCCCGACAGCATCTTGAACATAATATTTTGCCCCCTTAGTCAGACCAGTAAAACCAGGGACAACACCGCTCGTCTGAATTGAGATAGGATTTCCGTTGGTGGAGTTAGTAATCGCAAAACCATCAAATAAAATTCTTTCCTGGTCGTTAGCATCACAAGCATAGATTTCTCCATCTGCTTGTTTTATAAATATCGGAACTGGTAAAGTAGCCCCATTAATAGTTTCACCAGCATTACTGGCATCATCCATTCCGCTACCCCTGCTGGCGTTATCAGAAATAATATTTAAGTCAGAGGCTTCAACCACATCACCTGCCGAATAATCTTGTTTTGATTTTCCCATATTTGTTTTAGCTTATTGTGTATTTAGAGCTGATATACATTGACCCAGACTTGACCCAACCGCTCGTCAAGTATAGAGAAAATGCTTGTCCGCTATCAGGCGTGATCGTTCCATCAATGAAAGTTCCCCATTCTTCAAAGGTTTGGTCAGCCACATCACCGCTCGCAATAAAGAAATCAATATAAGCGATGTTTTCGTTGTAGCTCTGCGAAGATGCTATCTTTCGGTATAATTCATTTCCGAGTTTAACCGAGGCGTTTGTGAAAGCATCAGTCGCATCGCCCAAAGCCCCGTAATTTATCTCGCCAGAATAATAGGTGTCGCCCGTAAGCAACCGAGCAAGAATAGTCCGCCCAGAAGTCGGGATAATATTATGACCAACCTGATAATTAGAAATCAAACCGAGCTTGGTATAAAAATCAAGCATATCGTCTTTGCCTCTTTGAACAAAGTCCTGAACGGCATTGACTAACTGCTTAAATAATTCTGTGCCTTCAATAATATCTTCTCTGAAACAGAATTTGTGATGCTCGCCTTTGATAGCGATATTCTCAAAATGTTTTTTTATTTCTTTCATATTTTTTTAATAGACTTGTAATGAATAATCTAACCTTCCCTGCCTTTTAGGATCAGCCTGCGATGTCGGCTGATATTCAGCAAGCACCCATTCTGGCTCTGTCCCGTTAGCAATATGATTTTCGGCTATCGTTATCTCCTGAAAATCCTCAAAGGGAGCGACAACAGTGTGTTCTTCGGCTATGGTAATCGTTTCGCTGTGAAGGAAGGCATCCTCGCTGATTTCTAATTCGTCAATATCCGATGTTTTAGGTACTAATAATTTCGCTAATATTTCAATTAAACCATAGGTTTTTCCACTGATACATTGAACATTATATCCGAAAGTGTTGGTATCAATAGGAGCAAAGGTGATGGATTTAATAATTAGATCATCGGCACAACCTCTCCTGGTGCTGGTAAGTGTAATATTCATCCCGACCCTTAGCCCTGCGGTCCTTGTTTGAAATGAGGCATCAACTGCCAGGCTCGCATAGGCGTATAGTTCACCATCGGCTCGCTCTCTGGCGGTGTCATTATCCTTAATACTCTCATCTCTAATCAGTTTTTCTATCGCCCCATATAATGCGATGGAGGCTACATCTTCAGAAATTGCGAACACTCTAAGCCTCGGATTACCAGAGAACGCAACGACATCAGCATCAGTAAGATTATTTTCAAAATAGAATGATCTGTCGTTGAAATTATAGAGAACATCCACGCTGTCAAAAGTGTCCAGGGTATCAATGCCGACTATCTTCGGCGTGCCATTTACGCTTATCGTTAAATTGCTGAACTTATATGGAAGCAGGAATGATTTAGTATCATTTCCGACAACTGTGATGCTATCTGTAAAAGTATTCCCATCGTATTCTCCGCCCCTGACTTTTACTCTATTCACAGTATTTGCCCCATCAGATTTTCTCTCTAAAGTCTGATAGACATAGTTGCCACTCGTATCGGTTAAGTTATAGGGAGCAGGATATTCGCTCTTGCTGAAGAAGTGGATGCCCTTGTTGACATCAATATACCATTCATATCCGACTATTTCAGCCAGCCTCTTAATACAGTCGCTCGGTTTCATCTGATTAAACACGATCTTCTCAATTAAGAATGTTGATAAAACATAGGTCGTATTAAATCCCTGGGCATAATCGGCACATATTTCAGTGATGATTTCCAGGATGGTTTTATTGGCGAACATTCTGGCCACCAACTTTTTATCAAGCAGGGCGGTATAGTCCGAGCATTTTACTTCGTAAAGAAATCCCTCCGCCCCAGTTTCAGTTTTTTGGACAACATTCTGAACCACGCCTCCGAATATTTGGTCAGCTCCATCCCAAACCTCAACCACATCAGAGAAATTTACCGATAATGTTCTTCCGCCGTATTTTCTATATTTAAAAGAGCAGGTATCAACTTGCGAGGTCAGATTTTGGACCACATTTAAACTGTCCCAAATTAAATTTCCCGTTATATCTACATTGTTGATTTTTACTAAAATACTCATACATATTATATGCCTATGCCATTCAAATTAAGCTGTCGGGTCAAATTGTCCCCGATTATTTTAACAAATTCATCCATACCATTTCTGCCGACCACAGTATTGGCACTAATATAAATATTTATCCCTCCGCCATATCCGCCCTTTCCTAACGGCACAACCGCTTCAGGTCCAGCCTCGCCGATCATTGCGAGCGTTGGGCTGTTAACAATACCGCCCTTGGCTAATAATGGGATGCTTGGTATCTGCGGAATAGAAACTCCTGGGATCACATTGCCAGCTTTGGCTATGTCGTTCACTTTCTTAATAAAGCCGTTTATCTTTTCAATAATCCAGTTGATACTATTTTTGACAGTGTTCTTAATCCCTTCCCATACGCCGACAACAGTCCCTCCGATGCTACCCCATAAAGAAGCCCAGGCATCGGTCAATGGTTTAGTTGCTGTTTTAAAAATCAGTTTAATAAATTCAAACCCAGCCTTTATCGCCCCAGTAATTTTTCCAAATAGCTCGGACATAAATTGCCAGGCGACAACCAAGGCATCTTTTATTTTTCCGACAACGGCGATGATGTCTATACCCATCGCATCAAAAGCAGTTATCACTAATCCGAGAATAAAAGCGACAGCGAAATTAAAAATATTTTTTATGGTTTCCCAAACGCCAGTGAAAAAGTTGACTAAACCTCCCCAAACTTTTTGGGCGAAGGCACTGACATCTTCCCAGTGTTTATAAAGCAAGACACCAACGGCGATCAACGCACCGATGGCTAAAATTATTAACCCGATAGGGCTAAATAAAAAGGCAATTACTGATCCGAGAATAGTAAATCCCGTGATAATGGTCGGTAAAACAAGCCCCAGGAAGCCGACTACGGCCACCACGCCAGCTATCGCACCGCCTATAAGTATCAATTTTTGTATTAAATCAGGGTTTTGAGTGGCCCAGTCAAGCATTTTTTGAATGACAGGCGTAATAGTTGTCAACAAATTTTGAATAATCGGGAGTAAAGCTTGCCCGATGCTCTCGCTGACATTGCCTAATTGGACCTTTACCTTAGCCAGTTGACCTTCAAAAGTAGTCAAGGCAACATCGTTTGTGTATTTTAAATTTTGGGCAAAGCCATCATTGATAGCCTTAACCTTCTCTATCTCTGTCCCAGTGGCGATTATGGCCTTCTGGGCCTCCGTGAAGCGGATACCAGACTTCTCCAACACTCCAAATTGGCCTTTTAAAGCCTTAGCGATCATATTGGCCGTGTCGGCCATCTGTTCACCGCTCGCATTAACGCCGAACTGATTAACCGCTAAATCAGCCAAGCTTCCGCCCAACCCCTGGACAGCCTTGTTGCTTAACCCGAAAGTGGAAAGTTGGGCCAGGCCCATCTTTATACCATCCCCATCCAAAACACCCTTTTTTTCAAGGGCATCTGCTAACGCTTCGGTTTGTTTTAATTGTTCTTGAGTAGCGTGCGAAACATTGATCACCGCATACTCTAATTGCTTGGCACTTTTTTGGGCTTCTCCAAAATCGGATATTCCTTTGACTGCGAAAGCGGTGATCGCACCAAGAGCCACTGTTCCAGCAGTGGCCATCTTCTTGAAAGTAGGCTCAAGGTCCTTTAATTTACCGTTAATCCCAGCCAGTTGTTTGCTGGTTTCATCCTTAGCGGTTATTAAAATTTGTAGTTCCCTATTTTCGGCCATACTTTTTCTGTTTTGCTCTTTCAAGCAAGTTTCTAATTGATATTATGTCAATATAAGTCTGAATATCCTGGCTGTTTTCGTTCTTGATCTGGCTCGGCAACCATCCATATTCTCGGCTTAACATTTCCATCAGGACATCGTAGGAGGGGTTTTTATGCCCCTCCAGTTGGGACTTTATCTCGCTATCGGCTAAACTTTTTTTTTAGTCAACGCATCAACGGCATCAAATACTAAATCGCCATCATCAACGCTCAAGTTATCCATCCACTCTTTAGTAAAGGGCTTGCTCTCTCCATCCTTAACGATTTCCTTGATACAGGTTTCAAGCAATTTATATTGCCGTTCACCGATCACTGACATATCGTAGCTCTTCAGTCCTTGATTATCCAACCTCGCTCCAGTCGCCAAGATGCTCTCAATTTTTTGCTTTTCCCCCCAGGTCAAGAACGGGATTATTTTGACTGTTTCCCCGTTTGACAGTTCCAATGTTTTTAGTTCTTCCATAAAATTGTTTTCTGTCCAACAGTTGGCTTGGGTGGACAGAACTACCCAGTCAACTGCGGAACAATTTATTATTTATAAATTATTTAAAAGAATGTTCTAAACGCTTCCTTCAATTTCTTCCAAAAATCGTATAGCTTCCATCGGGAAACGCCGAGAATGTATTTTAACTTAGGCACTAATCGGCGTGTCATATTCGGCGACTGAATTCTGAAGAGCAATAGTGCTTTGTTCAGCATCAGTGGCGTTAAAATAAGCCTTGAAACCGATGTCCTCAACAACCAATTCATCCGCTCCACCGCTTCTGTCCCAGCTATTTATCGCAACTCTGTTTAAGATGATGGTGATAGTCGGGTAAAGAACTCCCGTGATAGCGTTCGCACTGATGATGGTGATGGACATATACTTGTAAGTATCAGACTGATACAGGGTCTTGAAAGTATTATCCACGAAGTTCTTTTTGATAGTTCCCTCAATGGCCATCTTGGCATTGTATAAATCATCGGGATTATAAGAACCGAGAACGAAGTCATTGATCAGGCCAGTATCAAATGTGATACCAAGCTCTTTCGCACTGATGGCAGTTGCCCCAGACAAGCCAGCTTCAGTGTCGGCTATCTTGATCACAATATCTTTTCCGATAAAGTCATAATCGGGAGTATATGAAGGGCTGGAAGCGTTGACTGCCGAGGTCTTGCCCATAAAGCTCGCTTTATAGCGAAGGTAATCGTCAACTGTGGCATTAAGCTCTAATTTACTAAGCATACAGTTGTTGAAAACCAACTGTTGAACACCGCCGTCTTTAGCCACTAAGGAAAGGGAAGGATGAACGATGGACTGTGCCAAAGAAAAGAGATGCGAATAAACGCTTCCGCTCACCAGGGCCTCCGTGTCCGCTCCATAGAGGTTATAAAGAAGATACCCGATGTTGTTGACACCGATAATACCTTCCAGGTCGCCTTCTACCCATTTTTTGACAACTCTGCGACCATCTTGATCTTCAAGCTTGCCGTGAACGCTGTCATCTTCCTTAGTTTCCGCCATATCTATAATATGGGCCGTAGTGTTTTTGAGCCAGGCTTCAGGAGTTCCTTGAGCCACGCCTCTCACGGCTTCTACTGCCAAGCCGATCTCTAATTGTCTGCCGATTATTTCTGACATAAATTTATGGTCCTATCTCAACTTAATCGTGTAAATTGAGATAAGAAAATTCTTATTATTAGTTATTTGTTAAAAGTTGAACTATTAAGTCAAACTCCGCATAGGCTATCGCACCGCCCTCCGTGTTGTCATAGTTCCAATTACCAGCATCTATCCTGATCCAGCACCGATGCCCGTCTATCGTGGTCAAGCTCCATCCGCTATCAAAGGCTGAAATTACTTTGTCGCAAGCGTTTGCCAGGACTGTCCCGAATACTGTGTCTAAATCAGTCTGCTCCACCCCGACTATTACGAACAATTTAAACTTGTGATTACGCTTATTCTCGGCAGTGGTGTCAAATACATTGTCCACGCTACTCGGAAAGAACACGATAGCTGGATATTTCCCGAACTTACTGACTGGCTTCTGGTGAATTTCCCAGTTTTCAGCCCCAGAGATGCCATTCAAAATTGCCAGAATTGCTGAATATAAAGTTGTATAGACTGTTGACATAATTATTTAGCTAAGTTTTGAACGATGCTTGTCAGCATTTCTTTTTCTAATACCCGAATATCTTTGTCCTTATCCTTTTTAACGAAATCCAGCCAGGGTCTTGCTCTCATTTTGTTTGTTCCTTCGTGAACGAATAGGGAATAATGAGATGTCGGATAAATTCTCCCTTCAAAATTTCCGACTTCTGACCGATGCGTGTCCCGTAAATTTCCGCCGTTAATCATTGCGACTGGAGAACCGCCACCGCTTCCGCCCATCCGCCAAGGAGTGTTCAATATTCCGCTTCTGTATTTTGCTAACGCCCTGGTGATGAACTTCTTGACTTCGTTGGCAATGAACTGTGGGTTTTTCTCTATCGCTTGCTGGAATTCTTTAAATCCTATCGTTTTAATTCCATATCCTGCCATATTATTCAAATGATTTTGTCAATTCAATTATCGCTTCAATATGCTTGTTAACTCCTTCGTAATCTCTCGTGTTTAAGGCCTTGACGGAATAGTATTTTCCTCCCGATGCTATCTGATCACCAATTTGTAAATCAACTGTCGGTCCGCACCAGAGGGTAAAGGTATTTGTCATTGATAATCCGAGGCTCTTGGTTAGCTCCATCGTAGCTTGCTGAATATGGCCGTAAAAAGTGATGGCATCTTGTAGCTCGCCACTTTCCTCATACCACACCATCCGCTTGACAGTGAACGCAGTTTTGAAAAATCTGGTTATCATAATTATAGTCCGTATTTTTTATAATTATCCAAGACTAAATTGATACTCTTGAAATCCGACCAATTCTGAAGGTTATCGTAAGATACTGAATACGACCCGATGCTCTCGCTCTTGACCGCACCTGCTCCCTGGGCGTTCTTATACATTCCCGATGCCAGCACAGTTGCCACGAAGCTCACATCCGCAGGAACGCAGTCTGCGAAGCCCCATTTAGCCGTGATGCGATGGTTTTGAAGCCCCGTAATAAACTGATAATTTCTGCTAACAATTTCAGTGATCGGAAGCCCAAGGACAATGGCATTGTTCGGAAGGTGCTTAATCTTAGTAAGGTCTGTTTCTTCCGTGAAGGTGTCGCCAAATTCATCGTTTCCAATTTCAACCTTTGTAATTTCAACGCAGTCATCAATTCTCAAAGAGTTAAAACCCTTGCCGTCAAATAAGCGAGCAGTCGCTTCAGTATCCGCTTTAAAAATCCTCTGGCAATAATCCTCAATGAATTTCTGGGCCGACAAAATGAAAACGCTTAGGCTCGCAGATATTGTTCCGCCTCCCAAATAATCCTCTATCTTTTTTTGAGTTGTATAGCCTCGGTCTGTCATATTTGCTTATTTACTTTTTAACTTTGTTTTATCTGGCTTTGTCGCTGGGTTAATATCTGTCGTCTTTACTCCGCCGACCAATATTAAATCTTGGTTATGGAGTTCAATATGCGAATAAACATTTTTTCCAGTCTTTTTGTCCAGGTAAGTAAATTTATACATAATCGTTATTTTAATTTCCTCTACGGGAGGAGGGAATTCACCCTCCCCCTAACAAGAAACTAAACTTAGGCAGAAACAGAGCCAGTCGTCAGCTTAGTGATAGCAGACGGAAGGACAATGATATAACCAACCCGTTCAGTCCAACGGATGGCTTCTCTGTCAGTCGTGATCAAGTTGATGTCAGCGTTGCCAGCAACATTGCGGACAATACCAGCATCAAAACGCTTGGCAGTGATAGCACCCTTATATCCAAGGATACAAGCTTTCTTCAAATCGCCGAATAAGACGAAAGAAGTGTCAGCATCCGTATCTGATTTTGTAGGCATAGCCTCAACCAAAACCACTGGATAGCCCCATAAAGTAGCAGGACCATTCACGCTAATCGGCTGATAGATATATTGTAAATTTTCATCTTTCAGCTTACGGATATAGGACATAATAGTCCTGTTCAAATAATACTTAGCGTTGGTTAAAGCACCAGCAGGGGTAGGGGTTTCGTCAACCATAGCAATTAAGTCATCGGCATTAATACTCGCAAAAGTTGAGCCAGTCATAATGACTTCGTTGATAGTGGTGTCGTTCAAGAGGCCAGTGAAAGAACCATAAGTGGAAGTTCCATCGCCCTTGAAAAATGCCTCATCTTCAGCTTGTGCCATCTTTTCAGCGACACGGCTTCCAACGAAAGCGAACAAGTCAATTTCCTCATCGGCAATTAACTCGGAAGTTAAGGTGATGATAGCACCGAGTTTATTCAACTCAAGAGCCACCTGGCCCAAAACAACCTGCTTGGATGGGATAACACCAGCTTCGTCAACCCAAGCGACACTGACATCAGTGGCAAGGTTATTCGCTAAATAGCGATGCTTGCTTAACTGAAGAGCGGTCATTTCTCTGCGAGCCACGCCGTATTCAGTGATTAAGTGTCTGATTTCCGCAGACAATTCATCGCCAACAGCATAGCCAGCATAAGGAGTGCCAGTCTTGTCAGTCGTCATTTCCTTTAATTTGACATCTTCGCCAGCATAAAGGGCAGAGCAGAAATCCTTAAACTTAGCGTTTAAAGCTTTGCGTTCTGGTTTGGCATCGTTAGCATAGATACCAGCTTTCTTGGACATTAAATCCGCTTGGGATTTCATCCAAGACTTAAACTCGGACTTGACCTCTTCAATGGTTTCCATTTTCATATCCGCCATTAAAGATTTCAACAGGCTCTTGGTTTCATCCAAGGCTTTGTCCTCTTCTTCTTCGGGAAGTTTCTCAACTTCACCAGCCTTATCTTCTAAGGCTTCTTTTTCGTCATCGCCGAGTTCTTTGAACGCAACTTTGACGGCTTCTTTTTCCGATTTAGTCGCAAACCCTTTGGCAATTAACGACTTCATCTTTTTTAGTAAGTCTTTCATAATTGGTAAAATTACTTAAGTTTTTTTAAGGCCCTGATCGTTCTATTGATCAGGTTATTGGTTTCAGCTCTGTCGTCAGGACTTGCCTGGCGAGTTTCAACCTTTAAATTCTCGCTGACCAGCTTTACTGCGGAATAAATACGCTGTAAAGACTTTTTCTTTATCTCAATTTGGGCTTCGCACGCACCCTTTAGGATGTTGCTCGGCTTTAATCTGATACTCTTTTCTTCGGCCTCTTTTTCTTCCTGGGCCACTCGGTCTGCCTCCGCCTTGTCGGCATCAGCTTTCTCCTGGGCTTCTTTATCGGCCTGCTCTTGATCTGCCTTTTCTTTTTCAAGGCGTTCAGCTTCAACTTTGTCGGCCTCCGCTTTTTCTTCCGCTTCTCTGGCCTCTTTTTCCTCATCAGTTTCCTCTTCATCATCTTCTTCATCCTCGTCTGCTTCCTTAGTCAACAAATCAACATCAATGCCTTTAGCTTTAGCCAGGGCCAAAGCGTTAGCAGGAACGGACACGAGCGAGATTTCCAATAACTCGGCTTTCAAAATATCGCCCTTATCGTTAAACTCCTTTGGCATAAATCCGACAGAGAACGCCGAGGCAAATCCGCCAGCGTATAAATCAAAAGCGATTTTAGCTTTAGGATTTTGGCTGACGGCAAACTGGATAGCACCAGTCAGCTTCTTGGTGTCCTTGTCGTTGGTTATTTCAACGGCCTTGCCAAGAATTTCGGTGATGTCGCCGTAATTATGGCTATTAAGGATGACGGGGTTTTTCTTAAAGTTTTTTAAGTCCCAATTCTGATAGACGATTTCCCCGTGTCGGTCCTCATCTTCAGTTGAGAATACGCCGTTGATTATAAAATTCTCCATATCTATCTTTTTGATAGCTATGTTCATTTGGATAATCTTTTTTTCGGCTTTAGGTTTTCTCTTCATACTTGTATGAATAATGTTTATATTATTATATTGAACAGCGACAGTTTATCACCTCTCCAGCATCTCCGTTCGGGTCGCCTGGAAACTGTAATCCGTTAGAGAAGGGGTAATCCAACGGAACTTCCTCTCCATCTATTGATGCGTGGCTTTCTCTGGTGGAGCTGTCCAACACCGCCACCCAAATTTTAATTGGCATCTCGGCCTGCTTGTATCCCTGGATCGTTCCTTCTTGCGTGATCCCGTGCGTTTCAGTTCGGGCGATCACATTCGCTCGGCCCTTAGAAATATCTCCGTAAGTTTCTTTAACTCTATTTATTAAAGCACCTCGGTCCTCATTGTTAGCGGAACTCTCGGCAAACTGTGTTTTTAATTTGGCAAAAGTGGTTTCGTTAATCTGCTTCATAAACACATTCGCCTTCAGGTCCAGCCAGCTCTCAATATTTGAATTCATTTTAAAGCCTCCGCTTCCGACTAACTTCATCGCATCCTCGCCTGATCTGCGAGTGATTTCTTTTAGCAAGGGAATTAGCTCTTTAACTCCGATTTCAACTTCCAGTCTTAGGTTAAATATTTCATCAATTAAACTCTTGTGCTTAAAACTGGTGATGCGACCCTGTTCAATATTCTCAAGCATCCGCTCTCTTTGCCCCTTTAGATAACTATTTAATTTGTTTTTAAATTTCTTTTCATAAGCATCCGCCTTTTTGATATATTGCTTGTGGTATTCACGGCGAAAATCATAGCTTTTTAGGGGATGATTTATGCTTTTTTTTTTACCTTTGACCACTTCCCTGCCCTCTTTTAAGGCCTTTTTAGCCCCATTTTCCTCATCATCTGACGGGGAAGGGGAGGGAACAGGCTCTTCTCCTGGCTTAGGTGCTTCGGGAGCAGGAGGTGTTGGAGGAGCAACTGGCTCTGGCTCGGCATTGATCGGGCTAAGACTAAACGGGATAAGAACATCATCACCGCCCTCATCAAGAGGCTCAAGGTCCATAATCTCACGGCACTCATTGATGGTCATATACTTTCCGAAACCGCTATCAACTGTTTTTGTTTTTAATTCAATATCTTCTGGTGTCGGGTCAACTAATTCAAGCTCTTGATCTTCTGGGACAAGTTCTCTCTTTTCATTTAAGACATCAGTAATTTGCTGGTCTAAAGGTTTAATAACTTCACGCAAGAAAATGCGAACAGAAGTGTCGGCATTGTTATATTGAAGGTCCTCGGCTGAAGCCAATAACATTTTTGGCACTTCAGTTAAAATACAAACATCATTCAAAGTCATCTTCTTGCTTTCAATGTATCCTAATTCTTCTGGCGTAATACTCAAACGCTTATAATCAGCATCACCGCCTAAGAAAAGAGGCGTGCCTGATTTCGTGCTTTCGGCATACATCTCTTTGTAGTCCTTCTTTAATTCCTCTCTCTGAATTTTAGTTAAGTTCCCTGTCGCCTTAAAATTAAACACGCCATCAACCTTACCGCCATTCTTCAAAATATTCGCTTGGTAAATATCTAACTGATTACTGACCGAGATGGATTTAGAGCCAGCCTTCAAAAGACTGACACCACGAAGCGGATTATCAGGATCGGGATTTAAGTCGTAAATTATTTCTTCAGAAGGATAGGTAATCAAATCAGCATTTGGCCGTTGATATTCAACCTTTTCTAAATCACCCATTCCGCTAAACTTCGGCTCACAATAACGAGGATTTAAAAGATGAAGCTCGGACACTCCTTTTCTTTCAAGGAAACCGCTATTTTTAATCATCAATACATAAACCTCGCCATAAATATCTTTATACTTCTGCCATAACGCAAAAAACTGCCGACCCGTCTGAAGCTTGTTAGGCTTGGATAGCAGTTTCAAAATTCCCAGTTTATCTTGATTATAGTCAAGGTCTTTATCTCCCTTCGTCAACTTGAATTGTATCTCGCCGACTTTAGTCGCTCTTTTTTCAATAGCCTTGTTAACATAAAGAGCAGTTTTATAGGCATCCAAGAAATTAGACTTGCTCCAGTTATCTTCAGAGGTCTTGCTTTTACCGCTCTGAAATAAAAGGCCAAAGCCTTCATCTTCATTTGAAAATAGCGATTTTAATTTTTGGAAAAATGCCATACTCTTTAAAAAAACGGACACCTAAAAGTTAGATGCCCGTTATTAGTTTTTCTATACAACGGAGTATAAAATGGAGTTTTTAATTGTCTGCTTAAATTATAGCAAAACTTGAAATAGGTGTCAAGTAATGTTAGCTCATTCCGTTAACGCTAAGGCTTCGCTTAGTGGTCGCACAGTCAATGTGCGTGATCTTCTTGTTATGAATGACGACTTCAATAGTCAACCTTCCGTAGCCGAGCTTGTATGCCTCCTCATCTATTAAGCCGAGGATGGCCCGTTCAAAGTTTGTTTCTGCTTCCTTCAGCTTAACGCCGTTGATGATTTTTGGCATAGTTGTAAATAGTTATTCCACCAGAATTCCTGGTGAAATTAAATGAACCCAACATAATCTTTTTTATAAAATGTCAATACAAAGGCATCGGCAGTATCAGGGCTATGTTTATAACGCCTCTTAACCAAATCCTTCGGCTCGCAGATAATTTTCTTCTCTCCAGTCTGCTGTTTCCATCTGGTCCAGGAAAGCTCTATCCATTCAGCGTGCTTTTCAAGTGTTCCGCAAGGAACAATGACCTCCTTATCGCCGACCATTTCTTTGTGGCCCTTAATCCAAACGCTCGCATCCCAATACATTTCAGCCCTTCTGTTGGCAAATAGCTCATCTCTGTATGCCTTCTCTCCAAAACCGACAGCATTTATGTTATATCCGAGTTCCTTTAAGCGATCAGAAGCCCCTCGCCCGATACCGCCATCATCCAGGAATACATTGGCTGGGTCTATTCCGTAAAGGTCAATAAGCCTGATTACCTCGTTCACATTGGCCATAGTGTCCTTAGTATGAAGCTCGGAGGCCAGGAAGGCGTATCTGCCACGCCTTAGAACGAATTTGGACTTATCACCGCCACCGCCAATATCTCCGCCCAGCAGTATCTCTTCCTCGCCGTCTGCCGATGCCTTAAACTCAACATCGCTCTGAACATAGGTGATCTCGGCAGGCAATATCAACTTCCTAAACCCGTCTTTGTCAATTTCGCCAATAGGAGGGAACTCGCATTTATAAAGAACATCTGCCAACGGCTTATCCCATACCTCATCCAAAAATTCCTGGGTATATCGGCCTTCCAATAGGGCCTGCTTGTAATCAATAAATATCTTCTCGTAAATAGCATTGTCCCATTTTTTAGCAAAGTGGCTGTAAGGCTCTTCTTGATAAAATGGGTTTCCGATCACGCAATAGAACGCATCCGAGCCTTTACCGCCTATCATACGATAGATAGTGGCCTCTGCTTCATCGCTGACCAGGCATCCTTCGTCAATAATGACATTCTTAGCCCCTAAACCCATCGCACTCTCAACCTTTTTCAAGCTATTCCTTTCGTCAGTGGAAACGATGAATATGCCACCGCCATTTCTCAAGGTAATTCTGTCCTTGCTTTCTTCCATCAAGAGGCGGTCCAATTTAGTATTCTTCTCAAGCTGTCTGTAAAATACTTTGTTATCGCCAAGATGCTCTACAAAATACCGCATTATGATCTTAGCTTTGTCGGCAGACGGGGCAACGATAGCAACCTTTTCGCCAAATATACACGCCAGGACCAAACAAGCCAAGGCCACAACGAGCGATTTACCATATTGCGTGGATGAAATGATGATCAAACGCTTATCATCCCTCATCACTATCCCCTGAAAAATATGGAGCTGTCCTTCCGTGATTACTGTATCAAAGCGAACGCCATCAACTTTAAATTTATGGCATAGGTGTAGCAGGTATTTCCTCCGCAGTGCCGTCAATGGTTTTAGGAGTGGTTTTAACATAATCAAATAATTCTTTTAATTGCTTTCGCTCACTCTCAACTTCTTCATCAGTTTCCAATTTTATTTGGGTCTTATCACCAAATTCATCAGGCTCTCTCTTAGAAAGCCACCACTTGCTGACCTCAATATTGTCGGCAGTCGGATCAGCTATCTTTCGGAAGATATTACGCTTGGCCAATAACGCCCCATAGTTCATATCCGCCTCAACATTGGTCCGAAGCCAGTCATACTCATCATCCTCGTTTTTAAGGTAATCAACGAAGGTCTGCGGAGGAACTTGCGACTGGATACACGACTGTCTGACGGAACATCCGAGCCTTAAAAAAGGACACACCCGAAAATAATATTCTTCAATATCAGCTCTGGGTCGCCCTCGTGTTTCAATAACTTCTGGTTTGTTCTCATCTTTTGCCATATCTTACGAAAAATATAATCAATGTTGACAATATTGTCTAATATTATTTATTTACTTAAACTCTTTTTCGTGGCCTTCTTTTTTGGCAATTCAAATTTATAATGCCCTCCACGCCTTATCTCTTCCCAGCATACCATATTGAAAGTCTTATTCTGATCTATCGCCGACATTATGCTTTCGTTCTCGCTCCACCCTCCAGTGCTTAACCATAGCTTTCTTCCCCAGAGCCGATAATATCCATAGTCCTCTCTCCAGCAGTTCTTGATAAACTCGGCAAATTTATAGAAATCATCAGGCCAATTTTTAAATTCCCAGTTTTTGATTATTTCCAGGCTGTCCATATTAGTATAAATCTTCGCTGAATAAAGTCCCCTCTCTATACCCATCACGATCAACTGATTTTATTCCTGCTTTATCCTGGAGCTTCCTGCCCTCTTCTCGGCCAACAAACCTATTTCTTGAAGTGATAAATCCCTCCTCACAGAAACAGATACTTTTAGGGTCTTTATATTCTGGCCTTAGACTTAGGTTATGATAGCAGTCGCAGTGTCTATGTCCTCTTACGATCAGTCCGCTTGGTGTTTTGACTGCCGAGCAAATTACTATCTCTGGGAAAATTCCAAAAGCTTCAAGTATTGACCACTTTAAATTTAAAACAGCATCTTCCCCAGTAATTTCTTGAGCCAATTTTTTATTCATAACTTTTTTGTCGCCATATTTACAAAAATACCTATCAGCATCAGCATTATAGCCACTGGCAATTTCCATCCATATTCAACGCCCATCCAAATAACGCCAGGCCAGAAAAACAAACCAGCTATGATCTGAACAATTATTTTTGCTAATCTGTTAGCTTGTTGAGTATTATCCATAAATTTAGTGCTGATGCTTATATTTTTTAGTAATATTTTCGCCGTCTTTATTGCTGAACAGAAAGAAAATATCCCGAACTATCTTGACAATATGCTTGGCCATTATACTGTTGTCATTCTCCATCGTCAGGCCAAGAAGTGTTTGGCTGTGGCTGGTGTATCCAAGCCTGAAAAGGGCCTCGGTTATCATCGGCCTCATATTCTTATCGTCTATCTGCTCGGCCAAGGCCTTAGCACTGGCAGACATCATTTCTCTAACGAAGGCATCAAGTTTTTCATCCCTTAATTTAATTAGAGATTTATCAACCCTATAAACTGGAGGCTCTTTTCCTGCTGGCATACTATTCTTGAATATTAAACCAAACTCTCTGGCCCTTGTTAGCGTTCGGCAGTAATTCATCAACGGCCTCTCTTACTCCTGGATAATGCGGAGTGTAGTCATCACCGCACAAAACCTTTTTCGCCATAATCTTCCAATTTTTAATATCAAAATGAACATCTTGATACTCGTGGCTTCCATCAATGAACACCATATCAGCTCTTTCGTTGATTATCCTGAAAGCATCCTCGGAACTCATCGGCATCACCTTAACCTTGTCCTCAATGCCCAGAGCCTTTAGATTAAAGCGAAACTGCTCTTCCAAGGTCGGCAGAAGCGTTTTGATGTATCCATTGCCATTCAGGTCGCTCGCTCCCTTAAAAGTATCAATAGAAATGACCGAACATCCTTGCTCCACGAAGAACTTGGTGGACTTGCCAAGAAAACAGCCGATTTCAATGACTGTCTTAATGTCGTGGTCTTTGATTAGTTTGGCAAGCGTTTCCTCGTTCTCTGGCGGAAACCAGCCGTGAAGATTTAGTTCCATAGATTTAGCATTACTTTTAAGCAAATTTTTGCCACACTGTTCACACATAGCCCCTTCCAAACATCCAATATGCGGATTATATCCCTCAACAAAATCTTTTAAGCTGTGATGCCTCGGTAATGGACCGCTTATCCCAGCCGAGCCTTTAATGTCATCCATAGATTTAGCGTTCAGAGCCGTCAGCTCGTTTTTCAAATTCATCAGTATAAACAACCTTAATTCTTTTCTGCTTAACTAATAACGGGATCAAGGCCAGGGGCAAAAAGACGATAGCCAAGCAACACGCTTGTCGGCCATTCGTTTCCTTCACTTCTTCCTCGCTCTCAACCTTGAAGCCCTTAGCAAAAAGCTTCTTCTCTTCATTCTCCCTCATCTTCTTGCCGATGAAATTATCATCGTATGTCTTAGTAATTCTCATAACTTTGAAAATAAAATAAATAAGCGAACATCACCGCATAGGCGAGCAGTAGTAAAATCCACCTTACCGCCTCACTATTTTTTTTAAGAAATCCCATATCCGTTTTAAATTAAGGCTAAAATGTTTTGCGTTCAAATTAACATTAGCGGTATAGGTATTCTCATCCATTACTTCTTCCCATTCGTTCATCTTCTTGAGCTTCCAGCTAACGCCCTTCATTTCTCCAGCAGGCGTATCTTTCAAGGCTTTCATCACAATTAAATCAAGGACCTCGGCTGATAAGCGATAAGTCGCCTTTATTTTAAGCTCGCCAAAAACATCAACGCAAGAATATTCGTATCTTTCAAAAGGGCCTTTATTCTTTACTCTTTCCAAAAATACCATAAAAAATTGAGATTAACTTATCTATAAAGAAAAACCGCATCAGTTCGTATCGGCGGATAGCCATTATCAGGTCAATTAGATCAACCATAGACATCTGGCTAAAATTGAAACCGAAATTCATTATACTAAAATCCCGTAATTTAATAGCCATTTCCTCATCCTTTTTATGTGCCTCTGCTATTTCGGGATACTTAGCTGATAGAAGTCCCCAGGCTTGAGAACCAAAACCGCCATAATAAAGCTCATCCCAAAGGTCCTTTTCTTTGATCTCCTCCTTCTTGTCATTCCGCATAACAAAAAGCTTGTTCTCTCCGTTTCTATCCTTGGCAACCTTCAGATGCTCGGACATAATCTCGGACCATTTGCGGTGTTCCTTAAAAAGAATTCTTAGCTCCTTAATTTTTTGAGTTGTGATCATCATAATTTTATATTCTTAAAAATTTTTTAACTTCTGGCTGTAATCCCCAGGCGAATTCTCTGTCGTGTATTTTTTCTAATATCTTTTTCTTAGGGCTGACCACTCCGCATTTTTCTTTCTTGGTCCGATGGCAACGATGGAGAAAAGCCTTGTCGCCCTCGTAATCAATGGCCTTACTCCGTATCATACTATATTTCCCGTAATTATGCCTATAAGTTTTATGCCCTTGGTGGCTCATATCCTTTTTGTAATTGCCCGTTTTCTGTTAAAAGAAGGGTATGACCATTAACATCAATGCTTTTTCTGATCCCCCACTTCCTAAAGAAGCTGATAAAAAACTGCTCCCATCTCATCCGATATTGCTTGTATTCCCCATCCCTAATTCTCTCGTGGATAATACTGACCTCTGGGGTAAAATATACCTTCCACTTTTTGAAAGAATTTAATTGAAGGTAAAAATCGGTGTGTTCAACTATTTTCTGGCAGTCATCCCAGCGAACATCATTAAACATTTTTTTTCGCATTAAGGCGAAGTTCAGAACGCATCCAGTTTTTTTACACTTTATCCCAGCCCTTTGCTCCCAGTGGTTTCCGTCAGGCGAATGGACCAGCGTTGCCCCTTTTAGTTTTAAATAATGTTCATAGTGGACCTCTGTGCCGTTCTCCATACAAATTCCCCCGACAACGCCAATATTTTTATCCGAATTCATTATGTCGCTGAATTTGTCCAACCTGGTATTTTCAGTAAAAATGAAATCGTCATCAAGCAGAAAAATGAACGGCCTTTTACTTTTATCAACCAACAAATTTCTCCCTGCCGACAGTCCGCTATCAAACGGCATCCGATAAACCTTTGCCTGCGGATATAACCTGTAAAAATACGGGTTAAATTCCTTATCGTCATTATCGTCAGCGATCAACACATTCGCTTCAGGAAAAAACTTATAGCAACTGTCAAGAAATTTCTCCAGGCATCCATATCGCTTGAAGGTCTTAACAATGAAATCAATATTATTTATATTCATAAATTAGGTCGGTTATCTCTCTCAATAAAGCCAAGTTCTTGAAGAGATTTTTCTTTTTAATTATCTTGGCGGTGTGCCGACCCTCTATCGTAATCTCGCTATACTTTTTGCCAGTGGCCATAGCTTCACCAAACTTCCTATTCCTGCCAACTTCCGAAAAACAGCTCACAAATAAATCATCCAATAAAGTCCCTTTTATTCCTATCGTTTCCAGCTCCTCAACTACCCGTGAAAGATAATGGGCCGAAGCGTTAGGAGAATGTTTTTTTAAATAATAACCGAAACCGATAGCATAAACATTTTTTAAAATTCCCAGCCTTTCAAGTTTTCCACTATTATCAACCTTCCTGTAATTCTCATCTCCGCAGTCAATATTAGCTCCTCCGATAAATTTGACATCATCAACTTTTAACTTCTTATTCAAATAATCACAGACAGTTGATCCGTTGTTCATTAAGCCTTTAACGCAAGAATAAATATATTGATCCTTGCCACCAAATTTTACTTTTTTAAGAACCGCATCAACATACATAGATGGAACGCAAACGATCACGGAACAAAATTTTGAAACATCTATCGCTCGCTTTTTGGGATTTATCATCACCGCCTCCTTGCTACCAAACAAACGATGAATTCGTGTGGCCCATCTACCTGTTCCGATTATTGCCGTCATATTGTTTTCGTAATTTAGTGCTGGAAACTCCTGGGGTATATTTAATAAATTTCATCTTAACTCCCTGCTTTTTTAAATAGTCTAATCCAGGGGCATCCTTCCAGTCATCACCTCGCATATAAACCAAATCCTCAATGTTCTTATGGGCCAGAAATTTCTCAAAGAATGGTGTCGGGTCTGGCTTGTTGACCTTAACGATATTATAGACATATCCCGTATCCATCAACATCTTCGCTCTCTGGGTGTAGTTATAATGGCATCTGATTTTCTTGTTCTTAAAAGTGCTGGCGTTATCGTGAAGAAAGACTATAACCAGTCCTTCTTTGTATAATTTTTTTAACAGATTAAGATGGCCCTTATGACAAAAATCCATCACGCCACAGGTAAAGGCAATTTTACACATATTCAACTCTGTTTAATGGACTTTTTGCCCAGTCCCAGTCTTTCACTCTGGCGTGCCAGTCCCCGTATTTAGCTGTTAGATATTCCTGATAATTTTTTGGCACAGGCATCTTGTGTCCGAGAAAATCAACAATTCTTAACTCTTCAACTAAACACGCTCTATATTTATAAAATAATTGATCAGATAAATTACACCCTCGGCCCATCCAAGCGGAGTGCCATCGGAAATTGTCTTTTTTATAAAACCAGAAAATATCAAGTTTTATTTCATTACGATAAAAAGAAACTTCAAACCCATTTTCTATTGTCCCGAAGGTGTGGCCGACACGAAATCCACCGAGCATAAAATGCTTTGTCAAATTTAAAAAAGCGTCAATGCTGTTTAAATCTTCAGCATAAACGCCAATATCCATATCCTTGTCATAGCTAATAAATCCCTTATCTCTAATAGCACCAAGGCAAGTTCCAGCCTCCAGCCAGAACTTAATACCAAGCTCGTTTAAAATCTTTTTTGCTTCAACTAAATTGTTCAATGCTAATTCGTTATTCATACTCTTATTATACCATATCCAAGAATACAACGCAAGGGTTTTTATCGTTTTATTAGCTTAACCCAGATACTCCCGACAACCTTGTCTGGTTTCCCAAGTTCCTCGTCAACCGCCTTGACCACTCCTGGCCAAAGCGGAGTGTAATCGTGTCCGCAAAGCATAATTTCGGCGTGTCTTTTCCAAAGCTTAATATCCTTCTTGACCCCATCGTAAGTATGCTCTCCGTCTATAAACACCATATCAAAGCTCTTGCCAGCAGGAAGGGCTTTTTCTGCCTCATCAGATGACATCCTGGAGATAATTAGGTTCTTGAAGCTTCCGACATTGCTAAAAAACTGCTGATATATGTCCTCATTTTTAGCGATAAACTTAGTAAGATCATTGTCATCATCCGATCCCTTAAAGTGATCAACCGCTTGGACCATCCCTGGGCATCCGCTTAATAAGGCGTGCGTGCTTCTTCCTTTCCAGCTTCCGATTTCTAAAATACTATTCATTTCTTTAGCTGATCTGAAAAGAAAGTCAAGCTCAACGGCGGTCATCCATCCGTCTATCCCTTGATCCTGATATTCAAATTTTCCGTAGCAAAAAACAGCATCGTCTAAATACTCTTTTCTGTGCGGACTAAGCAGAAGGGCCATATCAAAATATTCCTTGCTCTTCTCTTTATTTCCAAGATACCAATAGGCCGTATATAACAAACCATAAACATAATCACCATATTGGGAGGCATCGTCTAAATAAAGGCCCGTGAATTTTATCGGCAAACAACCTTCTAAATAAATAATCGCCTTCTGCCAGTCTTTTTTATCAAAAAAATATTTCCCTAATTTAATAAGCGGTTCTCTGCGACCAGAATATTCCAAAAAAGCCTTGTGATAAAACGACAAAGCCCCTTCATCCTGTCCGAGTTTAATTAAGCAGTCGCCAATATAGATCATTGACTTGCTTCTTTCAGCATCCCATTTCCCAATAGTAATATGGCGAGTAAATTCTTTGATAGCTTCTTCCGTAAAGCCACGATACATCAGCTCACGGGCAAAGTAATGGGAGTTTCTATCGTTATTTGGGTTATCAAAACAGTCAACCGCCAAGCCGACAAGATAACTCTTTCGGCTCGTTTCTTTATTCTGATGGTGGAGTAATTTTAAAACGCTCTCTGGCAACACCATCTTCCTGACATCTTCAGATAAAACCTCGTGGATCACATTAACCCAGCCAGTTTTTTTCTTATTGTAAAACTTACAGTGAATATATTTTGTCATCTCCTGCCCGTTCTGCCCGTATCCAAAGACAAAATTAAATTCAAGCTTATCGTATCCATCAGTAATATATTTTTCAACAGCATCAATATTCATTTTCCCCAAAACTTCATCGCAGTCTGGCATAAACACAAAATCGTTAGATGCCAGGCTCGCACAATAATTTCTCGCCCTGGAAAAATCAAATATTTTATCGCCCTCATTAACTATCTTTTTATCCTCTAAAACACAAAATTTATCATTGATGGCATCGGCCAATTCTTTGTGAATAATTTTATCAAATTTATTACCACCCTCCTCAACAATACATCCCCACTCCTTGGCTAATTTTACAGTATTATCAGTTGACCCCGTGTCCAATAAAACAACCTCCCCATTTCTCATTCTAAATTCCTTTAGAGAAGCGAGGAGGTTCGGCAATGTTTTTTCTTCGTTGCGTGCGATTATACAGATGGAAAAATTAGGCATAAACTATTTCTTATTTTTATATTCTTTCTCAACCCTGCGAACGCAGGAAACATATCTCTTAGCGACATTGATCTGACCTTCAAGTGTTGCCCCATTATTTAGATTATCAAAAAAATAATCCTCTGGGCATCCGCACTTTTTACAGATTTTTTTAACCAATTTCTTGTCCATTTTATTTACTCAATTTAAGCCGAGTGTGATAATAATTTCTCATAAAAGCACGCTTCTTTTCCAGCCGTTGCTTCTTAGTCAGCGATGTTTTCTTCTGATAAGCCCTAAAACATTTCTTAGAGCAAAATCTACGCTTAATATATTTAGCGGTGAATTCTTTATCACAATTTTGGCAGGTAAATATAATTTCCTTTTCTGCGTTCAAAGTATCTCTTCGCTGTTTGATGTTTTTTTTTACAACTTCAGCAACTTTTTTATTCCCAAGTTCTCCAACCAAAATCTGCCTCACTCTTTCACGAGTTATGCCTTTCATTAAAGCGATGTCTTTTTGGATCAAACCGCCTAAAAATAAGTCAACTATTTCTTTATTCCTTTTAGTGTTGTCAGTCATAAAATTATCTTTCACCTCTTACTTCAGCCTTTAAGCTTTCAAGCCTCACCTTAGTTCCCCAGATAAGCTTATCATAGGCTTCAAGCTGATATTTACAGCTCTTTAAAATTAAATATTCTCCGCTCAATTCATACTCCCGTTCAAACTCTGCCATTGTTTTAAAACACTCCTTTTTAAGCTCACGCTTCTTGTCCTGGTTTTCTCGTAATGAAGTAATCATCTCCGAGGAGATCATTGCGTAATCACGGCAAGCTTCAAAATACTGATGCTCTAATTCATTGATGTCCTCATAAGCATCGGCTATTTTTTCTGACCTGATGATAAGTTGTATCTTTTTCTCTTCTGCCATTTTATTTAGATAAATTTGTATAAGTATCGGACACTTTGTCGCAGTCAACGATCACAGTATCGCTCCCCTCTGTTCTAACAGTCCGCTTGACGACAACTATTTGTTCAAATCTTAACTTGTCGCCGACCTTAACTCCTTGCCCTTCATTCAACCTCTGGCCAAAAACCTGACCAATATAGCTCTTCTCAAAAACCTTCGGAGGTGGCGGAGGAATAAAAGGGTGCTTAATTCTTTTATGCTGTTCAAGGCCACGCTTTGAAATAAAATTGTCTTGAAGGCATTTTTCGCAATAAAATTTTCCCATATAAAGTAAATTTATACCGCCACGCCGTTGGAAACACTGGACTTCTTGTCGTCAGGCTATTGCCATCCGCCCAGCTCATCTCGCACGCAGGAGTAATTAAATTATTGACTATTTATTCGGCTATGGATTTCTTCCTTGTCGGCCTTTAACTTTCTGATCTCTTGCTCCTTAGCCCTGATTTTAACATCAATTTTTCGCTCTTCATTTTTTAAAAGTTGGTCTGCTTTATTCCAAGACATAAATTTATTCTAAACACTTCTCTTTTTTAAGCTCGTTGAATTTCTTGGTATAGAAATCAAACATTACATTTAGCTGAAGCTGGTCCATCTTCTTCTTCGTAGTCTTAAAGAAATGCGACTGCTCCAATTTTTTAACATTATCCTCGCCAACCTTTCTCACTAACCCGATCCGATAGAGGATTAAATTACCGCTCATCCTACGATTACAATATTCAGAACACTGGGCGTTAACATTCATCTCGTTATATTTCAAGGCACTGTCGCTCCCCTGTGAAATAAAATGTCCAGCATCCATCCCGTCTTTCCAATTTCTTATAACACCGCAACTTATACAGCGACAATTTCCTCTCCAGTCGGCATCTCTGGCCCGAATAAATTTTGAGAATATCCGCCAGACGGCATCTTCTGTGTGGTTCATTTTCATATTGATATTATACCATATCTGATAAACCAACGCAAGAGGAGTGATGGGGGCGTGGACATCGGCTTTCCCTCCGATGGATAGCCAGCCCAACCGCCAGCTACCGCCCCCACTTTTTTATTTGATCACTACCTCGTCAACCTTCTTAAACATCGTAAATTTATCGCCAGATCGTTCAATAATGAAATCATCCTTAGTTTCCTCGGTCCAAGCGTTCTTCTTCAGCCAGTCTTTATATTTATTAGCCTTAGCAAGCCGTTCAGTTTCTTCAGCCTCTTCCTTAGCCTTGCGATTATCCTCGGCAATTTTATCTTGCCTTTCTTTCTCTTCGGTATCTCTTTTAAACTTTTCCTCTTCTCGTTCCTTGTTTTGCTTATCAATTAAATCCTGCTTTTCTTTCTCCTGTTTTTTGATCAATTCCTGTTTTTCGGCTTCAGCCTTGTCCTTCTCGTCTTGGATGGCCTTTTTCTTGTCTGCCTCCGCCCTGTCTTTTTCCGCCTGAATAGCCCTGTCTGCCTCTTCCTTGGCTATCCTGGCCCGTTCCTGGGCTTCCTGGTCCGATTTAGCCTTAGCAAGCTCAATATCTTTCTTGGCCTGCTCCCTGGCCTCATCCTCGGCCTTTTTACGGGTTTCGGCATCACGCTTCTCCTGGGCTAATCTATCGGCTTCTTCCTTGTTCTTGCGTTCTTGTTCGGCCAATTCAGCCTGGCGTTTTTCTTCGGCCTCTTTAATTTTAGCTTCCTTCTCGGCCAAATAAATTTCTTTCTGATTATTGTAAAACTCGTCAAACTGATTAAAGTCCATTATCAATATTTCATCATCAGATATTTCGGTGATCCCTATTGTGGCCAGTTTCTCTTTTCTGCTTGGCAATAATTCCATTCTGGCGATGCGTTCTTTTTCATTATCAATTTTTTCTTGCTGATCGGCCAACATTTTTTCAGTCGGCTCAATAATTTCAACCAACTCTTTTTCCTTAGCGATGACCGCCTTTTGAAATGACAGAGCCTCCGCTCTAAGGTCCTTGCCAGTTTTAGTGATCTTAACCCTGATGGCTTTAAGGTTCTTTCTGGCGGTATCAACGGCCAGATAGCCCTCCTTGTCGTCAACTCCTTTGATGGTTAAGTCTTTCATCTCGCTGACGATTTTTGTTAGTTCCGCTTTCTGCGGATTAAATTTTTCCAAGTCCAATTTTTCCATATAGATTAAATTAGTTTTTAGCTAAAATTTTATTAACATTCTTCACCCACTCTGGGCAATTCTTCTTGGCGTGCTTTGCTCCGATCCACTTCTGGCAGATTTCCTCTGGGGTGGTGCGACCCTCATCAATATAGAAATTCTTTAAAGTCTTAGCGACAGTTCTCGCTCCAGCGACCTCGTCATTGAAGCATCTTAAATAGCTTCCTTCCTTGGCAATTCTGGTGGCAGTGTTCCCACCTTTCAGCCCCCAAAGGTTATGGCAATTTTCTCTGTCGTATTCGTTATAAAAATATTTTCCCATTCCACTCTCGGCGTTAGCAATTCCGAGGACCAACAACGGATCAACACCAAATTCAGCAGATGCGTTCTCAATAGGGTCAACCCATCTCTGTTCTATCTGAATAATGTGAAGGTCCTCTATTTTAAGCTCTTCCTGGGCCTCTGGGACAGCCAAGGTGGTGGTTTCGGCCATCACCTTAGCCGTTCTGTCCTTAAAACTATCAATTACTGCGTTGGACACACCCGCGAATAATACCAGCCCGATAAAAACGGACAAAGTTATATTCTTTTGTTTTGTGCGGTGTTTATTTTTCCAACCGCAATATTTTTGATATTTCATATAAATAAATTATTAGCTTTTTCTTTAATCTCCTTTATCATCTCTCTGCCCTTAGCCAGTCCCAAAATTAACTGCTCTTGCTTCTTTCCGTCTGGGTAAATGCGGAAGATGAACATTGTCTTTGGATAGTTCGGGTTATAAGCCACGAAGTCCCACCACTTGCGAGCCGTAATCAGAAGGCACATCTGTATCTGCCAAAGATACTTAGTGTCAATTCCCTTCTCTCCCTCAAGTAGTAATTTAAAATAACCTTTGTCGTCAATGCTTTTAATTTCCACTCCGCCATCTTCTCCGACTAATCTGTCTGGCGAGCAACCAGAGAACTCATCGTGTTCACAGAAACCAACTTTCTCAACCTTGTTTCCAGTTTCCAACTCGTATATTTCTGATGCTAACGGCTCAAGTTCAATTCCTCTCTCGGTGTGCTTATTGGTAAATTGCTCTTTTTCTCCGCTTGAGTAAAACTCTGACATCAGCTCAAGAATATATGTTTCCAAACCCTTGCCAGAGTTTCCTATTTCTTGCCCGTGCGAGGCAGACATTTTTCCAGCCTTTACAGCAAACCATTCTGGCGACCCCTGCTCTACATTATGGATAATCATATTATTTCTTGGTTAGGTCCGCTTTTCTGACGGCAATAGCCTTGTCAAAGTCTGCTCCCTTACCCTTATTAGCATTATAATATTTAGTCAGCTCTTCCATCGTGCCGATGGCATCAATTTCCTGCTTAATCTTAATATCTAAACCGATGGGATTTTCCAGGTTATAATTCTCATTGTCTAATTCTTCAATACCCTGATAGATGTCGTCAAAGTGCTGTTTGATAGCCTTCTTGATCACAGTTTTAAGAGCCATCTCGGCAAACCACTGCCTCCAAATAAAATCTGTCTTAGCAACCTTTCTGTGCTTCTCAATATCTTCTCGGCTTAAAGTGGTTATAAATTCTCCACGCTTATTTATGATCACGCAGTATCCGCCAATAATATTTTTCTCATCCCTTTTAAAGGGGTCCTTTAAATTATGGTGATACATAACGCTTCCGCTCTCTTTGGCAACAGAGAATTCATCACCCTCATAAACCAAGGCCATATCAACTTTACTTTCGGGATAGGCAATAAGCATTTTATTCTTATAGGCCACATAGTCATAGCTAACACCAGTTGACTGAAGAGTGATGTGCTTCCCATCAAACACGAGGCCATCTTTGGCAACCCGTTTATAGAGATCGGCCATATCCTCTTCTTTTCTCCCCTTCATCCAGGGATTTTTTAAAACACCCTGTTTATCTTTTTCCATTTCCAGTCTGATGATGTAGCTGGCAAAGTTTTCGGCAGTTGCCTTTTCCTCATCAGTTGTTTGGGCTGGGAGCAGGCTGATTATTTTTTCTTTAAGCATATTGTTTGAGTTATTACTTACATTGATTATTATAGCATAGCTAAATTACTTGGTCAAGTGTTTCCTGTGGATAACTTTTTAGCGTTTTCATCCTTAATTTTTTTCCATTCGGCATCTAATTTAGGAGAAGCAACATAGCCAGCATAAGCGTTCCAAATTCCCATCCCTTTCATAGGGACATAATTGCCACCAGTCCCCCAGGTTTCTCTGTTAAACCTATAATGTTTTGATATTGCCATCGTCTTAGTAAGCCTTATTATTGTTTGAAACCCGATAAGCCTGCTAAAATGTCGGATGTAAATTTTGTCGCCAATTTTTAAAACCATATAATTAAGACAATTTTTTATCAAACTCCCTCCACTCGCTTATTGATCCGATGAATTGTATCTCCCCCTCGTCATTAACTCCCCCGAAAGCTAAACCGCACTCGCTGGCCAGCTTCATTTTAGCCATCTGCTCTGGGGTGAATTTTCTTTTTTGGCATTGCTCACACATATAATTATTTTCTTAATAACCTCATCTTTATTAGATAAAACTTCACTGTTGTTAAACCTTAAAACTTTAAATCCTCTAAACTCTTCTAAATAGTAATTCTTCATCCTATCTTTTCTCACTATATCGGGACTGTGGTGGTATTCGCCATCAATTTCAATACAGACCTTAAACGGGGATGGAATATAGAAATCAACAATACAGTGATATTTTCCCTTAAAAAATCCCTTCTGAAATAGATACCTTATCTTTAATTCATCCAAAATATCTTTAAAGGCCAGTTCCGCTTTAGTCGGCCTACTAATAAGAATTTTCCTAAACTTATTATTCCTGTCCTGTCTTAGTTTTTGTTCCTCTTTTGTCATACCTTCTTTTTAATTCGTTGAAAAATTTATTCCAGCTCCCAAAATTTTTATTCTCCATTTTAAGCCAGTCAATGTTATCCTGGGACAGCCTTGCTTGGAAACGAGGGTATTCAATTTTATCTTTCTGTTTTGTCATACTATTGTCATACATAGCCCAAGCCCTAATTCTTATCCTCATTCAGAGCTATTAGTGATATTGCTTACAGGCGTTATCTCTATTCCCCTAATAATGATTAAACAAATTTGGAAAAAATTGACAAAAGAACTTTTTTGTTTTTTAGCTCGTCAGTCGGATTAAGC